TCACCATGATGCACGGTGAAGTTGCTCTTCAAGGCATAATCTCGAAGTAACTTGTCGATAACCCTACTTCTAGTCCCCTTTGGAAGGTTGGAATAACCTTCAAATCCCATCTCACTCAGACTCACACTCACCACTGGCATGTGCCGTCCACTGCTAAGTTGCTAATAATTGTTACTATAGGCAATCTGCGTATGAGCAGTCCTTCATTTACATTCAAATTCACGAGCAACGCTGTAGTGCGCACTGGCACCCTCGCCTGCATCGCAGGCAGGGGATAGCCCTTATGCGTTGCGTACAATCAGACACGTAAGGGGATAGTGAACTATTTACACCGACCACGCTTCCGAGAGCCATGGCACGCAGCAAGACGGGCAGTTTTTGGCTAACTGAAGTAGTGACCTTGGATGCAGGCGCCGGCCCTGCAACCCGAGTTCAAGGAACAATTGATTTGGGAGCCTATGTCGACGTCGGAGACCAACAGGCTATTGCTATCGAGCAAGTGGATTTCATTCACCAATATGGCTCTATCTTTGGACAAACAGCAAGTTCGATGCTTCTTACAAGCGGCTCGCTTTCAACTCAATTAACCGACCTAAACCCCGGAACAGTGTTTGTTAGAGCAGATGATAATTCGCTAATTGCTTCAGGTGCTCTTAACATCGACGCACCGAATAACATCGCTACTCGAGATGCTGATTTTTATCCCGACTCGTTTGGGAAACTAGACGAGTCAAGGCTCGTCGTGAATGATTCGCTTTATGTTGTTGCAGGTGTTGATAGTGCGACAATTGGAGCATCGGATGTATTAATTTGCGCTCGCATTAAGTGTCGCATAGTCAAACTTTCAACAAAGGACTGGATGGCAATAGCGATCCAATCAACGGCTAGTGACAACTGAGGTGCTTAGGTGCCTAGATACTGTCCGAGATGTGGGGAATCCCTACACTCCCATGAGTCTACCACCAAGGGTGAACCTCGTAAGACAGCTAGAAGAGCGTACGAACCAGCCAAGAAGAAGCGCAAGGCATCGGCATATAACAAGAAGTACGCCAAGGCCTACAAGGCACTCAAGAAGAAACATCCTAGGACATCGTTCGCAGCGCTCGCCAAGAAGGCTCATGCAAAAGCAAAGAGGATGAAGTGAATGGCTGACCCCAAAGAACGACTTCTAAGGAAGTTAATTCCTCCTTGCACTATCTCCGGGTCTGCATCTGAAGGGTTCAAGGTGGGCGATCAAGACTCGGGATGGGAGATTATCGCCGCCGATGATTCTGCAGGCGCTGCATACAACTACTGGGCAGTATGGAGAGGTTACTTCGATTTGTCGGGATTAGTTGAACAAGAGGAAACCTTGTTCACGATCAACTCAGCATTCCAAGAAGGTTGCGACTGGGCTTTCATAACTACGAAGACCACAGGCAATCTGCAAGTGTTCGACATGATAACCCAAGAGTACCTTACCGACGAAACCTTTGATGGCGCCAATATCCTGACGGGAAGTTGGGTTGCACCGGGCATGATGGGGGGATCACCCCTTCCCCTGGGTGGAAGTCCTCGTACCGGAGCCCCGTACGAATTGGAAGATGTCCACTACGGACGAGCGAGGACATTTCAATACGGTGCAGTGACTTCCCTAGGTGCGTCTCCGTTTACCCCTATTCAAACTCGCATCTCATCATGGGGTGTGGGGAATGCAACCGCAGGTCAAAAATTGTATGTTACTCGGGCTATACAACTCACTCCAGCTATGAATAACACCGGTAACGATTCGGTTATTGCTCCTCCATCTTCCGTAATCATCCCCTCAGTGATTTTGAAGGAGCCCGACCTCCATTATATCGAACGTCTGCGCCGTTCCTACGTAGTGGCTCCGACGGTTGATTGAGATGGCGAGGAAGAAGAAGGACGAGGAAGAGGATCTTCCCCTCTACCTTTGGCTCCGATCATACACAAAGAAACTAGTCCCACCTCGGCCGTTGTCGATGATCCATTCGACCTCGAAATCTAGTTTCTCTTGGGCACAGAATCAACTCTCGACACCCTCATGGAAAAAGGGAACTACAATTTCCACTAAGGGTCCGGGACTATCAGTGCGTAAACAACTTTCATTTTGGCTTCAGCAAAACTCTCTGCGAGGTGGTGCCTTTCCCGCCTACTTGTATTATGGTCGAGCAGGGCTAGCAGATCCAAAGGCACCCGTTGAAGCGTATGGTTATGGGGGCTTTTTGGGGTTAAGCGGATGGAAGAGAGCCGCTGCTGGCACCCTTGTTGGTGCCGTCATCGGATTTACAGTCGGTGGGATAATAGGAGTTGTCGTCGACCCTCTTCATCAACATGAAGGTGGGTGGGATGAGACATCGGATTATCAAGAAACCCAAAGAATGTACGCAGAGATGAACACACCGTGGAGAGCTCCGTATATGCCCACGGCGTAATCAGTCCGGTATAGGTAGGTGTGAAGCCCAATGCACATCGAGTCGGTACTGAGAATTCGTATAGTACGCACATAGAGAACAGCAGTAAATCATTTATCCAATGCCTCCTGTATATTTTTCTTCCAGTCAATTAAACAACCTTCGCATATTTGAACGCCATTGACTTTATACATTCTGAACATGGGCTTCCCTCCTATTGTGTGGTCCTTGTCTGTGCGTTCATAACCACACCCTTCTCCCTGACAGGCTACCCATCGTGATTCGCGATCGTAATAACCGGGTAACGTGTAGACGTATGATTCTTTGATGTACATCTTCATTCTTTCAACTCCTTCTTGAGTTCCTTAATCGTCTGCCCGAAAGTCTCAATGGTCATCTCTAGGTACTTCTGACGCTCGAACACCTGTTGAACCGACATATGTTCACCATGATGCACGGTGAAGTTGCTCTTCAAGGCATAATCTCGAAGTAACTTGTCGATAACCCTACTTCTAGTCCCCTTTGGAAGGTTGGAATAACCTTCAAATCCCATCTCACTCAGACTCACACTCACCACTGGCATGTGC